GAAAATTAGGAAAATCATGAAAATTAGGAAAATCATGAAAATTAGGAAAATCATGAAAATTAGGAAAATCATGAAAATTAGGAAAATCATGAAAATTAGGAAAATCATGAAAATTAGGAAAATTAATAAAATTAAAATATTTTGTTTTTTATGGATAAAATGTTGATCACTTCCTATAATGATTTTTCTGTTTTGGCACATTCTCCAGAAGGAAATATTGCTAAATATCCTTTTCATTTAGTTAACACCAATACTGATGTTGAAAATTTAGATTTGATTTCTTTAAATCCAGCATTTGTCTTGAAACATCCGGATAAAAATATTATTTACACATGTTGTGAAACAATCACAAATGGTTTTATTGAAACTTATTCATACAAAACGACTTTAGATGGAAATTTTAAAATGACAAAATTAGGATGTGTCAATTCTGGTGGAAGATCTGCTTGTTTTATTACTATCGATAAAAATAAAAATAATTTAATTATTGTGAATTATTGGGATTCAAACATCAGTGTTCTACCCTTGAAAAATCATATTGCTCAAGAACCAATTTTCATTTACAAAAGTAAAAAACGATTAGTTTCTGTCAATCTTCAACAACATCTCATGAACAGACAAAGTGAATCCCACAATCATTCATTAATATTCTATTGTGTGAATGATATGGAAATCGCCATAGTTTCAGATTTGGGCACTGATAAAATTAAGTTTTATGAATATTTTGGCAACAATTTTGTGTTGATTAATGAACATTTGACAACTCAAGGTTCTGGTCCAAGATATATGCTTCTCAAAAATAATATTTTGTATATAGCCAATGAATTAAATTCAACTGTTCAGGTATACGAAATAATCTTACGAAATAGATTTTTGAGAAATTCAAAAAAACAAATCGTTCCAAACAAATATTTTATTTTGAAAAATAAACAAATTATTTCAACTATTCCAAAAACATATCAAAGTCAAAACACTTGTGGAAATATTTTATTTGATTGTTCCAAAGATTTTTTGTTTGTGTCTAACAGAGGTCATAATAGTATAGTTTCATATAAGGTTTTAGTAAATAATTGTTTAGAAAAAACAGGAACATTTGATTGTGGTGGAAAAACTCCACGACATTTTTCTATCAATAATAATTATTTATTCATAGCAAATCAAGACAGTAATAATTTATCAGTCAAATTTTGGAATGTTCCAAATGTCAAAAATACTAAAAATTCAGAAATTACTGAAAATTTGGAAACTATTAAAAATATCAAAATTAATTCACCTAATTTTGTGTTACTTTTATAAATAAAATAATAGATGTATATATAATGACAATTAATATTGTTGAAAATATTTCATTTTTATTCAAATCAAACATATTCAATATAGCAATATTACTGCTCGTTTATTTGACTTTAAAACAAGGATATTCAGTTTTAGGAATTTTTTTGATATTATTGTACGTTTTATCTTGTATTTCTATTTATAATTTTAAAAAAGAAACTTTCTCTGACAAATTTCACATAGAAAACTATGAAAATGAATCAGATGAATTGTATGATGGAGAAAATGATTCATTTGATGAAGATGGTGAAGATGATGAAGATGATGATGAAGATGACGAAGATGATGAAGATGATGAAGATGATGATGAAGATAGTGGTACAAACAACACAGAATCAGACAGTGACCAAAATGATGATAGTACAGATGAAAATACTGAAGATAGTGGTGAATCAGAAAGTAATGATGCTGATGAACTTGATAGTGATAACTAATACAAAATTAAAATTTTCAATCAAGTTTCCATGAAAATGTCTCAATTGTTTTATTTTATTTGTTTGTTCAATTTGGTTCATGAATCATATGGTTGTGAATGATACCAAAATGACAAATTTCCTAAAAATTGATAATTTGGATTCATATTGCTATACGTTTATTTTTTCAAGTTGTTTTTATTTTACAAAACATTCATTTTATATCTTCATTGGTGTGAATTGAAATAGAAGTTTAATTTGGTCAATTCATTTTTAGTACATATCTTTTAATATATTGAAGTTTTTTAATGATTCATGATATTAAATTTATGTTTATGACCATAAAGTCATGATTATGGTACAAACATGTACTATATTTCATAAAAAAACATACAGTTCACAATTTTTTTTTTGGTTCTTATGAATTGTGGTTTAAAAATTTCAATCGTGTGAATTGATAGACATGACAAAATATCTAAAATTATTAGAAAATGAAGAATTTATGAAAAAAATACAAAAATATGTTAAATCATCTAAAATAGACATTTCTAATGATTTTTTATTGAATAGTTATGATTTTATCAAATTACCACAATCAATAATTTTCGCTAAAAAAAGAAAGATTATTATGAAAGCTATTAAAAAATTTGGAAATTATGATATAATGGATGAATCAGGAAATTTAATTGCTAAATTGAAAAAGTCAATACATGGTAATTTTTTTTTAGAACAAAATTTTGGAGATGAACAAGTTATTTTATTTGGAAAATACAAAAAAAATCCCAGATATCCAAGAAAATATTGGATTGTTTTATCAAAATTTAAAATTTTTCATAAGTACAAAATAAAAGTATTAAATAATTTTGTGAAAAAATCACATTTTCCAAGAATTAAAAATGATGTGTTATACTTGAAAAATAAAATACCCAAATACAAAAAAAAAAAGGGTTATGTTTTAAACATGATCAATGCCAAATGTTCTTCTTCCAAAAATTATCAACTTATTTTTAATAACAAAATAGTTTTTGAATTTGGAAAAATGAATAATTTTGATTTGTACAAAGTATATTTTCAATATCCATTTTCTTTAGTACAAGCTTTTTCATTAGGTTTGATAACTTTGTGATATACCATTTTTAATCAGTCTAACCAAATGTTCTTTTGAACTCATGACTTGATCTATTTTGGTCCATTTATTTAAAAACCATTTATGATTTGATTTAGTTACAAAATATCTCTCTTTATCATGATAAATAGCTTTGTTTGATTTAAAATATTTATTATTTTTATAAATATAAAAAACTTTTGCATTGGACAAAACAGCTGAACACCAAGAAAATCCACTCACACCCATTAAAACAATATTAGAAGAAACAATACTATGAAATGTTTCTTCCATTGGTAAATTCAAACAGAATATTATATCAAGATTAGTATTTTTGAAAATTTTAAAATCATTGATGGAACCTTGTGAAAAAATGTAAAATTGACAATTTTTGTACATTTTATCTAATTTTTTCATATTATTCAGATATGTTTGAAAAGGTATGAAATATTGAAAATAATTTGTAAAATAACCTATATTTTTTAAAGTTATTTTATTTACACGAAATTTTGATTTTAAACATGATAATGATATATCCCCATAACGAATATGAACAGCTATTTTAATTTTATTATTTGATTTTAACAAATGTGTTTTTTTATTTTTATTATAAATTTTTTTCAGTAATTTCACATTTTTATTGCTAAAAATTTTATCAATGTTGTAACTCAAACAAGAGTTTGAAGAAGTTCTAAAAATACACAATTTAAATTTATTTGTTATTATTGCTTCTTTCCAAGTTTTAGCAATGTTATATTTTTTTCCAACAAAATTACCTATTTTAGGACGATATGTTTTCCATCTTTTACCACATTTAATTGCTTGAATTGGATAATCGTTAAATCCAATAAACTTATCTAATTTAATATCAAACAATTTATCATTTTTATAGTTATGTTTTACTCTGTTTAATGGATTATGAACATAAATATGTTTTTTCATTCTACAAAATATAAAACATGTCATTATATCTTTGTATCTTTGACCAAAACCATCCGTTTCTTGTTTTGAAATAATAAACATTGATATTTATTTTAGTATCTACACTTATTTTAATATTTCGCAAAAACCTTGTTAGTTTTTTATGGCTGATGAAGGAATTTTGTAAAATGATTCTAAAATGTTTTTTGAAGATATTTAGAATTCCAGACTGATAAATGAGTTATAGACTTCCAATTGGATCATCAACTCGTTTTATCAATCAACAGATAATTTTGGTTCCATGTTTTAACTTTTCTCACCACTTACTCATCCAAATTTGTAGGTTTGAATAATTGACCAAGATTTATGGAACTAAATCAATAAATTGAACAAAATTCATTAAATTTGAATTTTAAGCTCGTTAATTTAAACTATTCAATAAATGAAAAAAATATTTCCCATAATGATTATTTCAATATTTGTTTTGTCGATTGGCTTTTTGACAAAAAAAATCCATAAAACATATAAAAAATACACAACCCTAACAATATTACCATTTGGATAATTTAGATTTGAGAATGTGAGTACAAATAAAAATCTTTTGGAACTAAATAACGAACATGATCACATTTAGCTATTAGAACATCATCACAAAACACTTTTACCACAAAATGGAATTTATTTTTATTTTCAATTGACATAATGGAATGACAAATAATTTTTTTTTTTTCAATCACAGGATGTAAATGTTCCAAACTGCATTTGACACTAACAGAAGTTTTTTCTGAATTTTCAGGTGAATATATAGCACATGTCATATTGTTAAGACAAGTATTTTCTATGAAACATAAAAGTGATGGTGTGGATAAAACTGGAACAGAACCAGAACCTGTAATATCTGCCAAATGTTTTTTTTCAACTATAAATTCTTTGGAATATTCTTTCATAAGGATTTTATATATGTTTTGTTACAAATCTTTAATTAAAAAAATATGAAAAAATTTGTTAAAATATTGATTGATTATATGTTGAAATATGTCCCAAAAAAATCAAAAAATAATTAATAAAATTAGAAAATTTCTTATGACCAATAAAATTAAAAAAATAAAGAAATATTTTATTATTGATGTTTCTGATCTATCCAAACAAATAAAAAAAACAAAAAATAAAACAACTGGAATATATTAAATTTGATCATGAATTGTTAATGTTTAAAATTTTATAGTTAAGTATATGTATTGTGCAGACATGACAATTTTAGCCATCCAACAAATTTTAAAAAAAATGAGACATCTGGAACCTTTTACTAAAATAAATACATTCGAAATGTTGGAAAAAAAACTAAAAAATAAAAAATCTAAAAATCATGATAATTTATTAAAAAAAAAATTGTTTCTTTTGAAATTGGAAGAAGAGAGAGAAATAAATTTTAAAAGTAAATTTGGTAATTGTGTAATTTCACCATATTTGTTAAATAAAATATCAAAATTTTGTGAAAATATTAAAATAGCTTATTACAGTAATAAACCAACATATTTTCCATATTTGATAATTTTGGATATAATAAAAAATATTAATTTTTTCAATTATTTTAATAAAATATTATTTGTCATTATTCTTGATGATATTGAAAAAAATATGAGAAAACAAATCAAAAAAATACTGTTTTGTAAAAAAATATGTTTGATCACTAATTTAGATATTAAACTAAATAAAATATGGAAATTAAATAAAAAATTTAATATTCCATCCTGGAAAAAACAACAATATGTTTATTTATATGACAAATAAATAAAATTTTTGGGGATTTTGTTATTGATGAATATGAATTTTGCTGTTTCTGAATCATTGACTGATATTCAAGAAGATGAGTTATTCGAAACAATTCCAATTAAAAAATCAAATATAGAATTATTATACAATCATTATTTTTTTGGCTGAAAATAACTTATCTTCATGTTTATATAATCATTGTTTTTTTGGGGAGAAATTTATTATTTTGTGGTATTTTCCAAGATTTACCATATCTATTACTTAATTTTTTTTCATAATTATTTGGGACAAATAAAACATTATCATTCCAAATATATTTTATTAATTTATTATTTTTATGACAATTTGTCCAAACAATATTTGCCCATTTGTCATGATAATTATTTTTATCTGGGTACGCCAAATAAAAATCTATTTGAGATAGAGAAGATGTTTCACGTGTTTGAATAAATGTTTCATGATTGTAATTGAGCTTGAACCCAATATTTTTTAAAATATATAATATTTTATCACGATTGGCATTATCACAAATAATATCCACATCATCATCACCATTGATACAAGAATTATTTCTTATGATTCCTAACAATGTTCCATATCCTATAAACCAATTTTTAATTTTATGTTTATTCAATAATTTTGCCACAAATGATAATGTGTTATTTAAAATATATTGACTTTTGTAGTTTTTTGGCATTAATAATTTAGTTGAAGATTAATAAATGAAAAATGAAACATATTTGAAAAAAATTCATGAAAAAAATAATAAAATGAATATGACATGAACATTTTCCAATAACGAGATAAAAAAACGATTTAACAAAAAAACAAACGAAATTTCACAAATAATTTCAATTGATATTTTTTGACAAATATTTATTGAAATCATTATATGAACATACTAAAGTTCATCAAAGGATAGTCTTTGCTTTAGAATCCCAGACTGTTCAATCAGTTGTAGGTTTCTTAAGAATAGGTCATGTTCCCACCCTCTCACAAACCTTAACAACCAAAAATGGGCTCAAAAAATTTGATTTTTAACCAAAAAAAAGTTTGGGTTCAAATCAATGAATAAAATTATTGATCATTCCAGCGAAAAACAATTTTCTATTCATGGAAAAAATCTTCTGAAAAAACATACAAAATGTGTTAAATCCACTAAATCGGATAGAGATGGTGACAATCCTGATGTTTTTGACAAAAGTGATAATGAAGATTTTGATTTTTTTGGAAAATCGATCATTCTTGTTTCCAAGAGTGGAAATAAAATAATTGTGGATGGTAATTTTGTTGACTATTCTGGATAAATTGAACAATATATTGACAAGAGCGGAATTGTGATACTGGCTCTATCCACAGAAGAAATAGAATTAATAATATCATTTTATTTGGGACAAAATCAACTCACAACAAATAACATGGTTCAAGTGTTTATGTTATCTGAATATTTTGATATAGCTTCTTTGACCAACGAATGTTTTGGTTTTACACAGAGTGTGTTGAATGGAAAATCAACAGAAGAAATCAGAACAATAATGAAAATAGAAAATGATTTATCTGTTGAAGATATCATGAGGATATCCAAGGAGAATTATTTCATTGAAAAAGGAACAAATAAACATGAATCAATTACCATCTTAGAAAATCCAACAACTGTTCTAAGCATTAATATTCTAAAAAAACTAGTTAAAACACGAAAACTTAAAATAAGAACAATAGCAGCAATATCCAGATTACATTCTGAACTATTGGTAGTGAGAAATACAAAAACACACATGTTGCTTTGTGAGATAGATTTTAAAGATTTCAAAAAAAATAATAAATGGCCCAACATAACAATTCATAATATTCATGATATAGTGGAGTCAAACCGTTTCAAAACAGAAGAATGTATCAAAGCATTAGGAACAATCGCTGAATGGGATACGTCAAATGTCACTGGAATGAAAACAATGTTCTTGGGCTCAAAATTCAATGGAGATATTTCTGGATGGGACACATCAAATGTTACTACAATGGAAAGAATGTTTTCTGGTTCAAAATTCAATCAAGATATTTCTGGATGGGACATTTCAAATGTTACTACAATGAAAAGGATGTTTTCCATGTCAAAATTCAATCGAGATATTTCCGAGTGGAACACATCAAACGTTACTAACATGAGTTCGATATTTAATTTGTCATGTTTCAATGGAGATATTTCTAAATGGGACATATCAAATGTTACTAACATGAATGGAATGTTTGAACATTCAAAATTCAATGGAGATGTTTCTGGATGGGACACATCAAATGTCACTACAATGATAACAACGTTTTGTGGTTCAAAATTCAATCAGGATATTTCTGGATGGAACACATCAAAAGTAACCACCATGAAAGAAATGTTTTGGGGATCACGATTTAACCGAGATATTTTCGGATGGGACATATCAAAAGTAACTGACTTGGAATCGATGTTCCATCGGTCACAATTCAATCGAGATATTTCCCGATGGAACACATCAAGAGTTACCACTATGGAAAAAATGTTTCAAAGCTCAATATTCGATCAAGATATTTCTGGATGGAATGTGTCAAATGTGACCAACATGAGATTAATGTTTGAACATTCGCAATTCAACCAAGATATTTCTGGATGGAATGTGTCAAATGTGACCAACATGAAATTAATGTTTGAACATTCGCAATTCAACCAAGATATTTCTGGATGGAATATACCAAACGGAACTAACATGAAAGAAATGTTTGGTTGGTCAAGATATTTATGAATGGGACACATTAAAAGTTATTGGTATGGAAATAATGTTTTTGGGCTCAAAATTTAATGGAGATATTTCATATCAAATAACACAACAATGGAAAGAATGTTTTCCATATCAATATTCGATTTTGGATATTTCCCAAATGGAACACATCAAAAATAACCACTATGAAAAAATGTTTGATTGGTTAAATTCAATCAAGATATTTCCGAATGGGACATATCAAATGTTACCAACATGAAAGACTGTTTAACCTTCACCATTAAATGGGGGTACATTTCCGGATGGGACATCAAACAAGACTACTCTGAAAATAATGTTTGAAAGATTCGGTATTTAATCAAAATATTTCTGGATGGGACATATCAAGAGTTTTCAACATAGAATCGATGTTTCGTCAGTCAAAATCCTACAAGAATATTTCTGAATGGAACATACCAAGTAACACCACAATGGAAAGAATGTTTTCCATGTCAAAATTCAATCAAGATATTTCCAAATGTAACACATCAAAAATTACTATCATAAAAAAAAAATGTTTTGGGGCTCAAAATTCAACTTGGATATTTCTGAATAGAACACATCAAGAGTTACCACTATGGAAAAATTGTTTCAAAGCTCAATGTTCAATCAAGATATTTCTGAATGGAACACCTCAAGTGTTGTGAGACAAATGTTTTTATTGTCAAATTTCAATGGAGATGGGACACTTCAAGTGTCAAAATTTTGAATGATCCATCCAACAATCATATTTTATTAACTTTGGAAAAATCAGCTTTTTTAAGAAATAGTTTTATTTTTTCTCTTTGGTTACTTTTAATTTCTTCATCTGTTTTGGTGGGTTTTAGCATTTCTTTCATTAATTTTTTAAAACTTTTTTTTTTGGATTTTTTGGATTTTTTGATTTTTTTCTGTTTTTTTTTTGGTTCATTTTCATTTTTATTTTTGTTTTTATCTTTGTCACAAACATTTATAAAAACCTGTTTTTTTGCTAATCGAATAATTTCCGATAAATTTAAATTTTTTTCTGGTTCAATCATGATTTATAAACATACAGAAAAAAATTTTCATTTTTCAAATTTTTTTTCAAAATATCATTTTTGATGGTTTCAAATACCAACCCACAAATCGTAAACAAAATTTTAGCAATATTTGTAGTATTTTTTAATTCTTGAGATTTTCCATTTGTTTTTGTCGTTCAATTAGGTAACCTTTATTTTATGAAAGTATCCTTTAATGAACTTTAGTATGTTCATATAATGGTTTCAATTAATATTTGTTGAAAAATTTATTTATTTAGACTTCTTGTATGGTCATAAATCAAAACAACATTTTAATAAATATGTTTAGTCCATTAAATGATAAATGAAATATCTTTCACAAGAAGAATTCAATATTTTTTTTGAATATAAATTTCCAAAATAATTTCATTGTATAAATATTAACATTATTTAAGGTTTTTTCTGGTTTTTTTAAATTCCAAATTTAGAAAATGAACAAAATAAGTATTATGAATTACCGATGGAGAATAACCATAAAATTTTAAAAAAATATTTATAAATTTTTTAAATGTAGAACTATTTTTTTAATGTTTCATCTCTTGTTTCATTCTTGTTCCATAACATGATTTTGGAATATTTACACGAATGTGTTCTTTATAATTTTGACCATACCATGAATAAATGATATTCAAACAATTCGTTAATCATAAATTTTTGAAAAAATAGAGAAAAACAAAATCACCACAATTATTTTTTTATTTTCATTGGTACACATATTCCTATTGGTGTTCCAACAGTTATAAATCCAACAAAGATGGTGCTGATGCCGATGCTGATGCTGGTGCTGATGCTGGAGTTGATGCTGGAGTTGATGCTGATACTGATACTGCTGATGCTGGTGCTGATGCTGATGGATGATCCAACAATTTTGCTAATTGTGATATTAAATCTGAATCTGAATCTGAAGATGATGGCTCTGGATTTGACAAAAATGATGATTCTAAATCCGATAAAAATAATGGCTCTGAACCCGATTGTGCTGCTGATGGTACTGCTGATGATGGTGCTGCTGATGCTGCGGATACTGATGATGGTGCTGCTGATGCGGCTGCTAGTCCTGTTGGAAAACCCAATTCTGAAATATAATTTTCCAATTCTTCTGCTGTCATTTCTGTATCTGAACAAAAACCTCTACAAAACAGACAATGGATTTGTATTTGAGGGTTGAAGTACAGGATATCCGTTCCATATCCTGAACGCCAATATCCTTTTCCAGGTACATACCTCATGCTATGTCCATGTCCTCTACCACCATATCCATGTCCTCTACCACCATGTCCACGTCCTCTACCACCATGTCCACGTCCTCTACCACCATGTCTTTGTCCTTGACCAACATGTTTTTTGAAATTATAGTGTAGTTTGTGATATTCGGTAATTAATTTTATTACTGAACTTAGCTTGGTAGGTTCTGTAATTTTAATTGGGATATTTTTTGTTCTACAATCAACCGCTCCTGAGTGGAAAATTCCATTTTTATCAGGAATCAACAAGTAATCAGAAATTAAATTGAATTTTGTGGAACATCTTGGTAATGGGCTTCGTGGATGAGTATTGTGACAAATTTCTGTAATTCTTGGGGAAGGACGTTTTTTTGAAGGACTACAAATGGCAGTTTGTGTGACATTTGGACATGATAATGGATTTCCTCTTTTTGAGTAAAAATAAATTTTTGTGTTTTTTTTCACCCTGATTTGTGCTCCTTTCAACAAACAAGCATGTGCTGAAATTACATAATTGATACAAGTACCCATAGGTCCAAAACACAAACCACCGTTTCCACCAAAATGTTCTATTTTTTTATAATAATTAATATATTTTTTGACAAGTTTTGTTCCTTTTTTACTTTTAATAGTAATTTTTTTTTGTGTGATTGGATGAATTATTTTCATTGTATAAGTACAGCCAATATTTAATTTCCCGAATAGATCATTATTACCAAAAAAATTGTTTGTACTGATGAAAATAATATAAAAAATGTGTTACACACAAAACAAAAGATTTTTATAATGGTAAGTTTTTCTATCATTTAATGGATTTTAGTATGTTCATATAATGATTTCAATTAATATTTGTCAAAAAATATATTTATTAATGCTTCTTGTATGGTCATAAATCAAAACAAAAAAAAAATAAATAAATATGTTCAGTTCATTTTTAAGACAATATGTTGGATAAAATATGATTATGGTATATAAATCCCATTCTTACAATTTTTACATTTATATTTAAAAGTAGTTTTTTTTGATTGAAAAATAGAAGTGCCTTTGCAACTCCGGCATTGCCTTGATTTGGAATATTTTCCATTTGCAATTGTGTCTATCAATTCAGATGTCAGTCCTGCTCTGATTAAATCTTCTGAATCAATCCTTCCACTCCTCAATAATGTGGAAAATGTTCTGATCCAACGGGCATATTTTTTTTCATATTCAGTAAAATGTCGGAATTCAGAAGATAATTTGGTAGACCAAAACATATTTTGAAATGTTTCATTTAATATGCTGATTATGTTTAGTCCTGATGAAAATCTTGATATTGTGTTTTTTAACATTAAAAAAGAATAGGACTTTTTGAAAATTCTATTTCTTTTGTTTAATTCATGTTCTGTTAAATTCATTATTATATTTTTTTATTTGTGTATTTATATGCTTTATTCCAAATGACCAGAACGAAACAAATTTGACTAACCATCAAAAAAAATATTACACCGACCGGAATTTAAAATGAAACAAAAAAGACTTAACAATATTATATATCGTAGAATAAGGTTGTTTGTTACCATTGCTTCCTATTCACCATGTTTATCAAAGTTTTCAAAATTAAACCAACAAGGCAAGTCTTATACAAAGGAGTCAAAACAAACAAATAAAAGTGACCAACCCCTTAGAAATGAGGCGTCAAATGGTTTTATAAACACCTAAGTTCATTGAATATGGTTTTATATGCTTCCAAATAGCAAGATGGAAAACGCAAGCCCAATAATTCTACTTTGTAGATAGGGTGCATTTACATCACTGGAATTTCTAATCATCTTGTTTCATTTTAAATTCCAGTCGGTGTAACGATACAATGAATGGTGATTATCTGTTTATGAAAATTATCTATTTTGGTTGTTTTTTGCGTTTTTTAAGCACCAACTCATATCAATTACTTTTGATGTGTCCCAATTGGATATATCTTGATTAAAAATAGAACCAGAAAACATTGAATTCATATGAGTAACTTTCGAAGTGTCCCATTCAGATATATCTTGATTGAAATTTTTTGCATGGAAAAACATCTTTTCCATGTCAGTGACACTTGATGTGTCCCATCCAGATATACATCCATTGAATATTGACTTGTTGAACATATCTCTCATGTTGGTAACTTTTGAAACATTCCATCTGGATATATCTCCATCGAATATTGATTTGTAGAACATTTCTCTCATGTTAGTGACTTTTGAAACATTCCATCTGGATATATCTCCATTGAATATTGATTTGTGGAACATTTCTCTCATGTCAGTGACTTTTGAAACGTTCCATCCGGATATATCTCCATCGAATATTGATTGGTGGAACATTTCTCTCATGTCAGTGACTTTTGAAACATTCCATCCAGATATATCTTGGTTAAATTTTGAATAATAAAACATAAATCTCATTGTAACAATATTTGAAGTGTTCCATTTTGATATATCTTTATTGAATTTTGTTCGACAAAACATTTCATTAGTATTAATTACACATGTTGTGTCCCATTCAGATATATCTTTGTCAAATTTTGAACGACAAAACATTCCTGTCATGGTAGTCACATATGACACATCCCATTTGGAAATATCACGGTTAAATTTTGATTCACAAAACATGTATTTCATATCAGTGACATTTGAAGTGATCCAACCGGATATATCCTGATTGAATATTGAATGATAAAACATTTCACTCATGTCAAAAACATTTGAAGTGTCCCATTTAGATATATCTTGATTGAATTTTGAGATAGAAAACATTTTTTTCATGTTAGTGACATATGACACATCCCATTTTGAAATATCACGGTTAAATTTTGAATCACAAAACATGTATTTCATATCAGTGACATTTGAAGTGTCCCATTTAGATATATCTTGATTAAATATTGTTCCATGAAACATTTCACTCATGTCATGAACATTTAAAGTGTTCCATTCAGATATGTCTTGATTGAAATTTGAGCACCAAAACATTTTTTTCATGGAAGTAACTTTTGAAGTGTTCCATCCAGAAATATCTTGGTTGAACACTGACTTACCGAACATTGCTTCCATAGTAGTCACACTTGATGTATCCCACCCAGAAATATCACGATTAAATTTTGAATGCCAAAACATTCCTTCCATATCAGTAACTTTTGATGTGTTCCATCCAGAAATATCTTGATTGAAACTAACATTGTTAAACATTTTTTTCATGTTAGTGACATTTGAAGTGTTCCATTTTGAAATATCCCGATCGAAATTTTCGTGGTGGAATAATCCATCCATGTGAGTCACGTAAAAAGTATCCCATTCGGATATTGAGCCCAATTTGGTGATATATTCTTCTTTCTCGAAACATTTATGAAATATCATTTCATGAATGTTATAAAATATAAAATCTATGTTTGGCCAATGTTTATTTGTTTCAAAAATTTTGTTCACTAAAACATGATATTGATTATTTGAATTTCTAACAATCAATAATTCAGAATGTAATCTTGATATAGCAGCTAATGTTCTTATTTTAAGTTTTCTCATTTTGACTAATTTTTTGAGTACATAAATACTTTGAATTGTTGTGGGATTTTTAACAACACTAAATTCTCCAGCAAACATGTTATTTTCTCTTTCAATAAAATAATTTTCTTTAGAAACACGTTCAGCGTCTAGAACAGACAAATCATTTTTTATTCTTGTTATTTTCCTGATTTCTTCTGTTGATTTATTATCTAAAATAAGTTGTAGAAAATCAAGACAATCATTTGTCAAAGAATCAATGTCAAAATATTCAGATAACAATGATACATGAACTACATTATTTTTATCCAATTTATTTTTACCCAAATAAAATGAAACCATTAATTCTATGTCTTTTGTGGTTTGGAACAGTTCCACAGTTCTAGTGTCATTTAAATACTGTTGGATTAATTTAGCATAGGTACTAAAATCATTATCCACAATTATTTCTTTTCCACTGTTAGAAACAAGAGTTATTTTAGTACAATCACCCATTTTATTTATGGTTTTATTGACTTTAGTTGTGTTATCAACTGATTCTCCATTAGTCAAATATTTTGGATTGAGTTGTTGCTGTTCTGAATTTTTTTGATCCATTGAACAAAAAAGTTCCGTTTCCATATTTTAATATCCTGATTTTTAGTTATCATCATGATTCAAATTTTTGTGGCAATTAAAATAACCATGACCCAATAAATAAAAAAATAAAAAATCATTGATTTTTTTGAATATTTTGGTTTGTAACCATAAAACCAAAATTTATATTTAACTGTATGAATTAAAACATGTTTAATTTATCAGGAGACGCTCATACACATTAGCACAATTATTGTTCTGTTTTTTGTAAAAACGAGATGTTCTAACGGTACAATCACATGAATGAAAACATTTCATTATTGGCGATTGAGGATTTAACATTATTTTTAAAAAAATAATAATTATCTGGGAAATTTTTTTCTATGTATTTTTCCATATTAATTGTTCCCATACTGCTATTACAAGAGCTACATATAGGTCTTAAATTATCAATTATCAATGGGCCATTGTTAGACTCAGGAATAACATGACCACATGAATAAGATGTCAAACAATTTATTTTAGTTACTCTACAACAAAAACATAATCCTTCAGTTCCATTTCCAATGAATTTCTTCCACACAAGTTCTTTAATTTTTTTAGGGATAGTTTTTTTTTTTCTATAACGTCTTTTCTTTTGGATTTCTTCTCCTGTCATTTCTTTTACTATATCTTTTATCCATTGGTACGTATATTTTTCTGAAGTTTGTGGATACATTCCCAACCAAAATCCATGTTTATCACTTAATTTTTTATATTCTGGCCATTTTTTTATTTTTCTAATGTTCTTTTCATAATTGATTAGTGGCCACTTACCCATTTTATCATTTTTATCTTTGACTAATTTTTTCAAATTCTCAATGTCTATTTCACAATCCAATGATTTATTTAATTTCATCGTCAAAAATCCAAGAGCTTCCTGAAAATGTGTTTTATTCATGAATGGTCTTCTTGGTTTTTTATTGATTTTCCAGATGTTTGGATATTCATCAAAAAAATATTGAGCTACTTTTTCTGGGATTTGTTTATTGATTTCTATGGGAAATTCAGGTAATTCAGTATTTTTGTTAATCATAGCATAATTGAATTTTAATTCTTCTAACGTATCAACAATAACTATTTCAATTCGAACATTTTTTTGATAATTTTGTTTGACTAATTTTTCGATGGCAAAATATCTGTGTTGCCCATCAACCAAATAATTTTTGTTGTCTTCCTTACAACAATGAATATTTATTAATCCTAAAAAATTGAAATTTCCATGTATTTTACAATATTTATCTTGTAAATTTAATATTTCATCAACTTTATCAATATCCTTAATTCTTTGTTCATTTGGTTTGATTATTATTTGATTCATTAGATTTTTGAAAGATATTACAGCTGTTATAGTATTATTCATTTTAATACACTTTTCAAATAAATATTTTTTGTCTGACAACATGTTCTGACAATTTTAATAATCAGTAAAAAAAATTTTTAAGTGATAATAAAAAAAACTATAAAATTGGTTTAATATTTGTCAAAATTTTTTCTAAAAAGTTTATTATTGGTAAAGATATTTTTATTGTTGGGATGAGAAGAGAAGATGAAATCTAAAAAATGAATAAATCTAGTAAAAATATCAGTACCAAAACCAACAAATATATTGTAGCATGAATCACAAAAGGACAAGTTATTGGGAAATATTTCATCATAAAAGTTTCACTCTCATGATATCCAAATTTTTTGTAATATTTTGTAACTCCCATCCCAGAAATCACAGCTACTCCCACACAATTATTTTTCTTTGCTTTAAATTCAGCTAATCTTAGTAATTTCCGTCCAATGCCTTTGTGTTGGTTACATGTTTTTTTGTTGTACCCAACTGGTAAAACATTTCCATAAACATGGAGTTCTCTGATTAGGCCAATTTCATTTGTTAGAACCGAAAATTCACTTTTTGAGGTTTCCTCTCTGTTTGGGATATGAAGTCGAATAAATCCAAATAAACATTTTTCATCCCTACTTTCACAAGATATGAATAGTTCTTTCCTTCCATGTGCCAAATAAGCTCTAGTTCTATAAATAGCATCTTGGATTTTATATGTTGGATGTCTTCCACATTCTCGGACACGAATATCCTGGCTAGTCTTACCTTCTTTTTTCATTTCTTTGTACAAAATCTGTCGTAAATTAGGAATTTTATTTCCACCTTCTATATAGGTAGTTGGAATATCACGAATTACACGTGGGAGACGAATCCAGGGAGGACAAATTTCCATCGCGTATTTTATAACATCAAACAAATCTTTTTCATTTTTCTTGGAATATGGTATGAATTTCCCAGAGTCATGCCATTTTTTTAGGATAGTCCAAGGAACCACTTCACAAGGATAAATTTTAACTTGGTCTGGTTGTAGTTTAGAAGAGGAAAATATATATTCAAACATTGTTTTGTCTTTATCAGGAGTTGAACCAGGCAAATCTGGCATCAAGTGAATATCAACTTTAAAACAGTTAGATTTCAAATAAGCAATGGCTTTTTCGGCGTCTTCGATAGTGTGACCACGATTGATTTTTTTAAGAATTGAATTGTTGGTGTGTTGTACTCCCAATTGAACTCTTGTTACTCCCCATCGTCTAAATCTTGGAAGCCATGATTTACCAGAATCATCAAATAATGTGTCAGGTCTAGTTTCTATGCATATTCCAATGATGCGAATTTTAGCGAAAGCGTTAAAATGAATTTCTTTTTCAACCGAAAAACGTTTTCTTGGTTTTTTATCAAAAAACACATTAGCCGTATAGACCAAATCACGATGGAATCTTTTCAAATATTCCTCTGGATATTCTGTGTAAGTTCCTCCTTCTATTATTATTTCCAACTTATCTATTTCATGTCCATTGATTGATAAAGCTTTTAATCTGTCTCTCATTTGTGATTCGGCATCCCATTTGTTACGAAAACCCCTGGAAACAGCTGGTTCTTTTTTGAGATATGAACGAGGCATTCCAGGTTCATTTGGACAGTAATAACAATTATGTTTACAACTAAAACTTTGTCCGTCTGGAAAAGGTGATGTTAAAACAGTTATGATTGTTACACCAGACATGTTACGGATTGGTTTTTTTCTGAGCAATATCCATATAACAGAATAATTTTCAATTTCTTTGTTTTGAATCATTTTTCTATATATCCAGATCAGAATTCCTTTGTTCAAATAAATTTTTCTTTGTCTCAATATTTTTCCAAAATATTTATTGAATAGTTTTCTAATATTACAATTTAGTTTTTTTTTTTGGATTTCTTGTGACCATTTATATATTTCAAATATAATTTCCTTATAGATAGGAATATTGGCTCTAACCTTATTTTTGTTTATTCCTTTTTTGAGAATAATGTCTTCTATATCTAATTGTAAAAAAGATGAACAAGACATTGTTAAATTTTATGAGTACAAACTAATTTTTTTAAATCAAAAAAATAATTTGTGAAAAATCAAATTTTGTCCTGATTTTTAGTGATAGTAACAGTTGATGGTAATAGGGTACATGCCAAAGTGGAAATATTTTTTGTTTCATGTTTGGTTTTATTGATATAAATTTTGTTAAACTTTCTCAAAAACTCATTTTTGGTTAATGCACTTTATATTTTCTAGATTGGTTTGTTTTACACCTTTGAAACTTTTAGATGAACAGTTGCCTACTTAAAAAATTTTTCAAGGTTTGGTATTTCAACCTCATGTAAAGTTAATTATGTTACTGGTTCGCTTCGCTCGCCACTCCGCTTCATAGACAAAGACTAATGAAGTGTAACTGAAGCATTAAAAATACTCTAATCAGGAAACATTGTATATACGGTTCAAAAAACAAATAACCACTCATTTAGTCTTTTCCATTCCATAATCCAAGCAAGCAATTAAGAAAGTTGGTTGCTGATGGCTGGAAAAATTTGGAAATCGAAAATGAAGACCCCTTACCATTGTTTTTACTTGGTTCAAACCAAAACCTTAAGGATTTGTTGATCATATGAAAAAGAAAATTATATATTTTTTTGAAATATCATTTAAATGGACTGATATTTATTAAAATGTTTTTTTTTTGATTTATGATCATAACAAGAAGCCAAAATATGTTTTTCAACAAATATCGATTGAAACTATGGTGTTAAATATTGTACCATGGTCTATTGAAGGATAAATAATTATCTTCTAATTGTTGTCCAACCATCTTTTGACACATATTCAGTTTTTTTATGATATTTTTTTTCAGATTTCAAAGTTTTTGTGATTTTTTCTGTTATTTCTTTTGAAATTTTGTGTAAATTATTTTGGATACACTGAATCAATGGTGTATATCTCAATTTTCCAGTCACAATTAAAATTCTCGCTTTTTTATTTTTTGGCTCTATCTCAACATAATCACCTTTGATCGTAATTTTAAATTGATTAAATTTTCTTTTTATCTCAAAAACATTTCTGGAAAATTTCTCAATCAACAAACTGTTATTTTTAGAATTTGGGATGGGAATTTTATGTGTCATTTTTATTCATCAATCAAAATTCATAACAATTTCAAATTTTTTCCCATAAGATCATTGGTTTTTTTCAAGCATAGATAAATAATTTTTAATATCAATATATTGATCTGGAATATTTTTTGTGCTTTTGTTAATTGGCACAAATTTTTTAAATTTATTGCAATATTTACACTCAACTATTAGATCTTCACCTTTATTGATTTTATCAAATAATTTAAATAGATTTTTTTGTTTTTGTAGAGAAGCTATTCTGGCATGACCAAAAACTTTTCTGTTTTTATTAATAAAACTGATAAGACGAAATATGCCTTGTTCTGTTTTTTCGATTATAAAATTAAATGTATTTTTATTGATATTTTTATTGATGTTTTGTACATTGTTTTTGTTCATGAGATTTTTGATTGAAATTTCTTTAATGGGTGTTTTTTTGATTTTAAAATTAGAATTGGTGGATGATTTGGAATCATATGATTTGGACGATTTGGAATCAGATGATTCAGACGATTTGGATATTTTAGACTTAAATTTATTTTTGAAATTTTTAAGAAGTAAAATATCTGATTTATTGGGTAAAATGCTATTAAACATGATACCATTCACTTTGTATTTTAGGTTTGGTACAAAATCATTGATCAAATTGTCAATTTTATCATACCCAAAATATTTTTTGACTTGAAAATTACAAACATCCATTATTTCATCTTTTTTGTATTTTTGATTGAGGAGTTCATATATAATTTTGATTTTTTTGAACTTGTTGTATCTGTATGTTTTTTTTCCACAATAAGACACAATATCATTAAACATGAAAATCCAATTGTTTTCAAAATCTTTTATTAATTCTCCATGTAAAAGTGTATCTTTAAAAATATCATCTTTAAATCTATATTTTGTATAAATTACTCTTGGAAATGAGTAACCTTTACAAATTTTTCTATCAATAAAGAAACAAAAATTTTCATTATAATCATTTTTAGTCATATAAAGGAAATATCTGTTTCCTCTGGTGTTGGTTGATAATAAATAATTTTGACTGATTAAATGAGATATATTATCTTTGTTACAAATTTTACAACTATTATCAGTCACAATAATGTTATATTTTTTGAAAATTTTTTCGAATAGTTTTGTTTTAAAATCTTCATTTCTAACGTTAAAAGCAAATTTATCACAAAAGGTAATAGGTGCTATATTCATTAAGTTAATTGTGAATGTATAATTTAAATCAAAATCAAAATCAAAATTTACGATTTCACAATTTATGATTTCACAATTTATGATTTCACAATTTATGATTTGAAGATTTGTTTTGGTTTATAAAATATTCAAAATATCAACATGACCAATCAAATGTCTTTTGCAACAATATCTTTCTATCCCCAATTGTTTCATTATTTCTACTTCAATTGGTTTAGGAAGTTTTTCATTACTATTATCATTTATTTTTTGTTGAAGTGAGAACATAAATCTTTTTATTGATTCTTTTCTTTCTTGGTTTGAAATAATAAAATCGTGTTCACCTTCTATCTCTCCATCACAATATAACATATCATCTTTAATAATTATATTTTTAGTTTTCATAAATTGACAATATCTTTTGTATTTGGATGCTAATATATTTCCACATGTAAAACATCTGATAGGAATTATCATTTTATATAATTAATAAATATTTTTAACTATTTAACCACACTTTTTTCCATATTTTTAATACAAAATAATTTATTAATTAATATTAATGGACTGTTCCAAAATAGTATTGATATGTGTATTATTAATTGTTATTTTTTTGGTAATAAATCATAAATTTACGAATATTTATGAAAAAAAAACCAACATCACAAATATTGATTTAAAAGATGCTATAAATAATGAAAAAAATAAATATGGAAAAATGAAAAAACATATTGAAGGTGAATATCATATTTATGAATATAATTATTCCACAATTACAAGTCAATTAAAACAAGAATTGGATATGATGCTTTGTGATATTATCCAAAACTTAAATAAATCTACAAATTCAAAACATTTTGTTAGTGGATATGAAAATGTAACAAAAAATATAGATAAAAATAAAAATAATATTTTATACAAAATTACATTTTTTATTTGTGAGCAAACCAAATTAATTAAAAAAAAAATATATATTGAAATTTATTATAATATAGAGAGCAGATTGAGACATATTAATGAATTTAAATATATGAATAGTATTCCAAGTATTATAGGACATAGTAGTAACAAACTTCATATAAACACTGAAACTAAAATGACGGTTAAATTAGGAAATATACATGAACTGGATGGTTTGGATAAAAAATTATTGAGAAAATATAGCAGTGCCTATTTGGGCAAAAAGAATTTAGAAAATTCATATAAATGTTATGGACATTCTATCCCTTGTAAAAATCGTACTAACTGTTGGGATCTTAAAGGAATATTACAATCAAAATAAAAACAGTGGATTTTCTATTTATAAAACTCATACAATCAATACAAAAGATACGTTCTAAATTTATCCTTTAATGGACGGAATATATTTATTAAAATGTTGTTTTATGAACCATACAAGAAGCCAAAATATATTTTTCAACAAATATTAATTGAAACCATTATATGAACATACTAAAGTTCATTAAAGGATAGAATGTTATTTATTTCATCTGATCATTCTGGTTTAAACTCAAAAATGAAATTCTTAAATCATCTAAATTTGAGTTAGAGGATTCAGGTTGTTACAATAAATGAGGTGTAGATTATCCTTTTATGCTCATATATTGTGTAAAAAAATAAAAAATGGAATTAGGGAATATTAATTTGTGGAAGTGGTATGGGAATGTCGATAGTGGCAAATAGACACAGCAATATATGTGTAGCATTGATTCCACCATCAATTTCTGGAAAATCTCTTGGAAAATCTCTTGGAAAAGAACATTATGAAAGTGTTTAAGTAAACACACACAAAATGCTCCAAATAATATAACAATGCTAATGTGTTAGTCTTTCCTGGAAGATTTATGAATTTTGAACAAGCAAATAAATGCATAGTTATATTTTTGGGTACACAATTTGAAGGTGGGAGACATTCACGAAGATTAGATAAAGTTAATTTGTGAACTAATATATAATTTATCAGATTATTTATTAGGTCATGGTGAATATTCTTGGAACAAAGCATATTTTTTACAAATTCCAAAAGTTCTTCTGTGATATTGGGTTAAACCTAAACGGATAATGGCTTCTCTGTGTTGTTTTGTTCCATATGCTTTATTTTTTTCCCATCCATATTCTTTTAGATTTGGATGTTCTTCACACAATTCCACAATGTATTTGTCTCTTTCAACCTTTGCTAATATGCTAGCAGCAGCAATAGATAAATATCTATTATCACCATTAATGAAACAAACATGTGGTATAAATTCTTTGTTATGACCAATATATGGTTTAAACCATTTACCATCAACTATAATTTGTTCTGGAATTATTTTCAAATTATCTAAAGCTTTGTGCATGGCTTTGAATGATGCTTGAAGAATATTTATTTCATCTATTTTAGAAGAATTGACAATTCCTATGGACCAATCTATAGCAATATTTTTAATATATTCTGCTATTTTTAGTCTTTTTTTATGAGATAGTTTTTTAGAATCTTTGATTTCTTTGTGAAATTCATCATTTATTACTTTGGGTAAAATCACAGCACACGCATAGACTGGACCAGCCAAACAACCACGACCTACTTCATCAATTCCCACTTCTATTTCATTTTTGTTGTAGTACAATTCCATTTGAATTAATATTTATTTTTTTATAAATATTTTTCTCAAATTTGTTTTGAATATTTTTAATTCTGAACAATATTTTTTATTGTTATCAAGAATAAGAATGGAAAAAATGTGTTTATGTTGACAACATTGAATGGTAATATTAAAATGTTAGATTATCTCGAAAAAAAGGTATCAATATGAATATTAAAAATGTTTTTGGAAAAAATGCTATAGACATATCATTATCCTTTAATGAACTTTAGTATGTTCATACAATGGTTTCAATTAATATTTGTCGAAAAATATATTTTGGCTTCTTGTATGGTTCATAAATCAAAACAACATTTTAATAAATATATTCCGTCCATTAAAGGATATTGATTTAGGACTTTATTTATCTCAAAAAGGTTGTATTTATGATAGATTAGAAAATAAATGGAAAATTAGAATTATACCATTTAACTATTCCTAAAAAAATATTGATGAGTTTGATTTTGATTTTTCATTTTTTATTTTTAATTTTCAAATTGAGAAATAAGAGAATAGATATTTACAGATCAACAAAACATGAAATTTGAATTATTGTCTGTTCTTTAAAAAAACATTTTGGATGAACAATGACTCAAATATTCAAAGATTATTCATGGGGTCAATCGATAAAAAATTACCAAAGCTAAAATATACAACTATATTTTATGATTTACAGACCAAATTGTTTGATTTGCGAATGGTCAAGTTTTGTTAATTAAAAAAAAATTTTTGTTTGGATGGGTTCAACAAATTTAGATGGTTTAGCATGAAAAATTTGAATTTTTGTTTTCATTTTTGAAAATTTTATTTGAAATGAGTTGGATAGCCGTTGAAGAAATTGGAAATGAAAAAAAAATTTGTTATGGAAAAATTCATGAATCTAAAAAAGAAGCTTGTAAATCTTTGATTAATTATTTGAATTATGAAGTTAAATTGTTCAGCGAAATTTGTGAGGGACCAGGGGAAATTTTACAAAAAGAAAGTGATATTTACAATGTTTTTAATAAATATATTGATAATTTTGAAAATAGACTAAAAAAAATTTGTGTTACAGGACAAAAACAAGATGATAGAAGTTCATTTTTCGATGAATTTGGAAATGATTTTCTCAAAATATTATTCATATTGAATAAATTTAACATGGATGGAAAATTATCAAAATTCAAAGTTTGTGAATTGAAAATGTTGTATCAATAAAAACATTTTGGATAAATGTTTAGATGGTGATCATTACATTTTTTTTTCAAAAAAATTTGATAATTTTTATTTTATGAACAAATATCAAGATGACAAATAGTGATATTTTATCGGAAATTTTAGGAAAATTGAACGATTTGAACAGTAAATGTGACAAAATAAAGATTTTAGAAAGTAAACTAACAAAAATAGAAAAAATTTTAAAAATCAAAAAAATTATTAAATTATCTGACAAAAGATCTTCAAAATCATCTAAATCATCTAAATCATCTAAATCATCCAAATCTTCCAAACCGTCCAAACTTTTCAAAAAAGAAAAAATCCAAAGACAAAAAAGAGTTTTGATAACAGAATATAACAATAAATTATTTATCCATGGTGACACATATCATCATAGAGAACAAATCAAAAAATATGGTGGTTATTGGGACATGGAAAAAAAGGGTTGGATATTTCCAAAAAAAAACAAAGAAAAAATTTGTGAAAAAATCAAAACAGAAATATCAATTAATGTTTTGGATAAAAAATTGGATTTGGGAAGTGACAATGAAAATGAAAATCAAAATCAAGAAACGAAATCTTTTTTGAGTAATGAATGTGCTATTGAAACTGATAGTGATTAAATCATATCATTTAATGGACTTTAGTATGTTCATATGATGGTTTCAATCAATATTTGTTGAAAAATATATTTATTTAGGCTTCTTGTATGGTCATAAATCAAAACAAAAAATTTAATTCCTAATTAATATATTCAGTCCATTAAATGATAAATTGATAATTTATTTGATATGGAATGGTGTATTTTTGTCTTTTTGATTGACATTGTTTATTTTGTTACGATAAAATAACGAATCCGTTGGGTTAATTTGTAAAGTCGTTTCTTCTTCGGATGGAAACAATGAAATGGTGTGTGTTGTTCTTTTTGGTCTATTTATGTTTTTGATATTTTTCATGGATTAGCATATTTTTTTGTGAATATTTTTGGACCTTTTTGGTTATTGGTTCAATTGGAAAATAGTCCACACACTCTGTTTGTTCACTCATCCGACATGGTTGGGTACAAAATGAAGTTTTGAGATAGGGATATAAAATTGAAATTTGATGATTCATCTAATCTTATGAAAATGTGTTCTAAAATTACAATGTCTGGTGAAGGAGAAATGGAGATGGAACCAAGTTTTATGGAAAAATGTATGAGGATTTTTTAAGCACAAAACGTACTCATTTACCAATCATTGATGATAATATCAAAGAATTATCCATTAAATGTATTGAACATGAAAAAAATAACAAACAACTCATAAAATCATATGATTATTTGAGACAAGAAGTCAAGGAATATTTGTTGGGAAAAAAAATGTATACTTGTGTTGTTGAAAAAGGAAGAGCACCAGGACTAATAAAAATAAAGAAAAGTCATAGAATTAAATTTCGCCACCAAGATTTTCAAAAAGAATATCCAGATATTTATGAAAAATGTTCGAAACTATTGGTCACACACACAATGTTCAAAATGTATAATGACAAACCATATAGTACACAAAAACTTGTAAAATTGAAAATTGAAGATAAAATTGAATTTTTGTTGTATTTACAGAAAATAATTAACAACCACAAATTGGATGACAAGCAAAATCAAATAACCAAAGATATTATCAAATCTTATTTAATAGAACAAAATTACGATTTGATCTCAACTTCAGTGGGAGATTTGTACTTACGCAAAATGGTCAAGAAACAATTTTACAGAAGTTTGTTAAAAAAAAATTATATTGATTTGTATAATGAATATTCCGACCAAAAAGCAATGATTCATATAATGAGAGTATTACCCATGCAATAAATTTAGAAATCAATCAACAGTATTTGTAAACAACAATAGTGGTATTTCGGAATTGTTCAATCATTTTTTTAAAAAATGACACTAATTAGTTTTGATTCGAAAGTTCTTTATTCGAATCATTTTGGACAGAAACCTTTTTTTGATAGTTACAATCTTTTTTTTCAAAAATTCCGACGAGTTTTGGGATGAACGAATAGTTTCAAAAACTATCAGTTCAATGTTCTTTCACAATCAAAAAATCGGATGATTAGGAGTTCAAAATTTGTGACGAACAAAAATTATTTAGCAAGAATATTCATAGTAAAACGCAGATTTTGTTTCCAACGATTCATAATAATTATTATTTTTTTTAATGTTTTTAAATCCATTAGTTTCGTAAAATTTAATTGCTCCAATGTTTGTTGTAAGAACATACAAAGAAATAATTTCACAATTTAAATTTTTTATTTTATTAACAAGCAAAGTTCCTAATCCTTTATTTCTATGTTCCTTGAGAATTGCAATTGACATTATATGAAATCTTTTGTCATAGATTTTAACCACTATAAATCCTACTATTTTTTCTCCTTGACATATTTTATTTAAAATATAAGATTTGTCAAATAAAAGAAAATACAAATCGGATTCTTTGTACCAAATGGGCAATGACAAATATCCTATTGTTTCTATTGTATCCAGATCACATTTTTCTATTTTTTTTATGGAAAATTTCATTTTAACTAAAAATAATATCAGTTTCTTTAAGTGTGTGAACTATACTTAAAGAATTAATTTTAGATTTCCATAATTCCATTATTCCATAATTCCATTATTCCATAATTCCATTATTCCATAAAAATTCTCAATCAAAATAATATTTATTGAGTTTTGAGGTGTTTTTTGACAATAATTGTATCCTTTAATGGACTGAATTATTAAAAGGTTTTTTTGTTTAGATTTATGACCATACAAGAAGCCAAAATATATTTTCGACAAATATTAATTAAAACCATGGTGTAAATATCCTTTAATGGACTTAATTATTAAAATGTTTTTTTGTTTAATTTATGACCGTACAAGAAGCCGAAATATATTTTTCAACAAATATTAATTGAAACCATTATATGAACATACTAAAGTTCATTAAATGATACACCATAGCCCATTTAAGGATTTGTATCATGATGAATCAAAATCATTCATATTACTATTTTTATGTAAAAATCTACATGAATGAATATTGAATTATTGACCAATTCAAATATCCGATTTTTTTGGAAAAAAAAGTTCCATATTTTTCATGTTATTGATAATTACTTTTGATTTATAAATTTTTGAAATGTGTTTTGTACCAATGAAGATTTAAATAATAATTTATTAAATATTGATCAATGAATATTCCATTATTGTTAATAAATCTTAAAAATAGACCAGAAAGATTAAAAAATACATTAAAAATATTAGAAGAACTAAACATTTGTGATTTTATTACAAGAGTTAATGCTTGTGACAAAGATGAAGTTATCAAACATAAATTTCGATATATGAATTATTTGACATATAAAAACATAACCGGAAATATCATATCTACATTCATTCCACCAACATGGGGGGCAGTGGCTTGTGGGTTATCTCATAAAAAATGTTGGAGATATATTGTGAAGAATAATTTAAATTATGCCATAATTTGTGAAGATGATTTGTTAATATCTGATAAAAATAAATTTTTATTTTCATTTAACATGGCAAAACATTTTTTGAATATTAGTTCAAATTCTGGGTCCATCAATATGATATTGTTTGGATCGGAATATTACGATGCGGAAAATGAAAACATGGAAAATAATAATATGACATGTGTTGAAGGAGGATTCAATAAATTGCATTTTTATATTATTACAAATTCTTGTGCAAAATTTTTTTTGAGAAACATCACAACAATTAATTTGCAAATTGACGTTATGATTGGAAAATTGAATTCTTGGTCCAACAAAATAAAAATATACAATTTTAAAAATTGTGGTTTGAGACAAAACAATAAATTTAAATCAGATGTTAGATATGTATTCATCAAAAGAAGAGATTTGGATTATTTTCGATTGGGCAATAATATTTTAGATATTATTTATGGTTACTTACCAAATGAAAATGATTTGAACCATAATTTTGATGACGATTGGTTAATTGAGCATTTAAATTTATGGACAAACATTGGATCCACTGAACAAGAATTAATAAATTTTGGAGATAACATTTTCTCTCCAGAAAATTTTAATATATCTCTGAATTAATGTGGTAAATCAAATGTGTGTTAAATAATATTTTCAAGTTCTTTTTAATACAAATCAAAAATATGAATTTAACACATTACACCAACCGATATTTAAAATGAAACAAAAATTACCCAAAAACATATCATTATATCCTTTAATGGACTGAACATATTTATTAGGAATTAAAATTTTTTTGTTTTAATTTATGACCATACAAGAAGCCTAAATGGTCTTCTCAAGTAGTTAAATTTTGTTATATTTTTTGATTAATTCTTGCTTGGATATTGATTTAGAACCCACAGTGTTATTGCTGGACTCAAAAGTGATGTTGCCAAGCTTATCAAATATTTTGTTATTAAATAGTCCATTATTGAACTTTATAAAATAGTGAGACTGAGGACTTTTTTTGTTACTATCACTGCTTTTAGCAATATTTCCAGCATTGACGCCAACTCTTCTGAATGATATATCGTGATTATCTTCTTTTTTTACAAATACATAATTTTTTGGTTTTAATTTTTTACTTTTTTTTCTATCCATGTTCTTTTTGATCCATATTTGAAACACACAATGAACATTATGCTCTTGAGTATTATTTATCAAAAATGAATTTGGTTCTAAATCCCAACATCGATCATCGAGATGAAATTTCAAAGGTATTTTATCTTTCATGCTATCCTTTTTAAAACTTTTGGGTAGTATGAATGATATACTATCACAAAATTTGGCGGAATACTTTATAAATTTCATTGCCATTGATGATTGGCGACCAAAAGGTGGATTTCCTATCACATGAATATGTGGTCTATTTTTGGGAGTAAATTTAAGTTTTTTATATTTAAAATTTAAATAGTTTTGTTTTTCAATTAATGTGTTTTCAGGTTCCAAATCATAAAATTTATAATAATTACATAATGATTTGATATGTTCGATAAAAGCACCATTTCCAGCACTTGGTTCAATAATTAAATCATCATTTTTATTAATTTGTACACATTTTTTCACTTGTTCTATGCAAAAATTTACCACATTTTTTTTTGTGTAAAATTTATCGATAACATTTCGTTTTAATCCAACATTTTGTTTAGTGTTCATTTTATTTATCATGAATCAAATATTTTCAATCAATTTTTTATATTCGTTATTAAGTTTCATTCCCATATTTAACTTATAGCTCTATTTAATTTGTTTTCTAAATTAATTTGTATCCTAAATATATGGGATTGATAAAAACATTTGTAATATTGGCCTTGTCAATATTTATGGCAAATATTATTCAAAATCTAACTAAAAAATACCCTTTTGTTTACAATATCATTGACAAAAACAATATTAAATTATATATTATAATTGTTATGATGGTTTTATCAATGTTATTATTTTAAAAATTCAATTTTGGTTTCTGAAGAATTATTATTTTTTTTATCAAATCTCTTTTTATTTTAGATTCATTTATTGATGCCTCTTCCAATGAATTTAATTTATATTTATAGTTATCCAATAATCTATTTAATTTATCTATCAATTGATTTTTGTTTTCTATAATTTTATTAGCAGAATTAATAGAACTAATATGTTCTTTTTTTATTTTTCTTATTATTTTATCTCTCATGGCCTCTCCCACTAATAAATAATTATTCTCTATTCTGTTTTTGTGTTGTCTTATATCTGTTTTTTCAATTATTTTATTTCCACTATCTCTCACTATTTTTTTTAGTTTTAAGATAGATGATTTATTGGTTGGTTTTGAATTTTTTCTGGAAGAAAATGAATCAAAAATAACTTTTTTAGAAATATCAGATTTATCATGTTTGTTGGAATTTTTAGATTTATACATATTTTTATTTCTTGGTTTTGTTTGAGTAGAAATATTTCTCCTGATAATATTCATAGTTTGAGTTGAATTATTCCTTTTTCGAAAAAAAGACAATTTTCTACTATATTTTTTTACCAAGTTTTCTAATTGATTTATTCTATCCTTAGATTCACAAGTAATTTCCTTGTAAACAGACAATTTATTTTGTAACATTTTTATATTTTTAGCTTCATTTTTTTTATTTTTATAAATAATTTTTGCTTTTCCTTGTCTATAATAGGATTGTAATTTAATTATAGAATTTCTAAAATTATCATAATTTTTTTTACAATAGTAACTTTTGTAAAATTTTACAATTAAAGTAACAGCTCCAGTTTTTTTAAATAAATTATATTTTTTTAATTTTAAAAACTTTTTGATAACAGATTGGACCATTATTATTTTTTCAATTGATAATTTGTATTTTTTCCTAATAATATAACTTCTATACAAAGTTTGTATTTTAGCAGATTTAAAATTCAAAAATAAATTTTTTCGTATTTTTTTAGAATCCAAACATCTTTTGAAACATTGAATAATTGTAACATAATTTTTTAATATTTTATATTTTTGTTTTTGTTTGTGGGAACGATAAAATGTTTGAATTTTTATGCTTACCAAACTCAAATATTCAAATCTCATTTTTTCCAAAGAATTATAAATATGTTTTTTTAAGAAATATTTATTTTTTCCTTTTTGAATGTCTGAATATTCACAATTTAAATATTTTCTTATATTTTCTAAATTAATTTGAGATTTGAACATGGAATTATATCTTGAAACAAAATCTTTTTTTAACATTCTTATGGGATAACCCAATCTTGCTATTTTTATAGCTTCTAAAACACCAGCATATTTAAGTTGTTCTAAAACTCTTTTTTTATTAAAATTATTTTTCATATTTAGATCATTTGGTTTTAAACAACGAATATAATGTGGTGTGGTTTTTTTAATCTCAGCCATAAGATTTAATAATTGATTTTTAAATTTATAACAAATGGTAGTTTGATTAATTGAAAATTTATTTTTTATTTTATTTTTAGTTTTCATTATTTTTTTCCAAATGGTTAATTGAAATTTACTGAATAGTTCATGAATATCACAATGAATATTTCTTTTATTTTTAGAACAAAAATTTTCTGAAGAATAGCAAACATTAGTGGCATAATGTGCTATAATAAATTTTCTATCAGATTTTATTTTAGAATTTAGGATTAATTTTGTATTTTTATAATGTTTTTGAGTCATTTTATCAAAAAAATATTTATAATTTTTATTTAATTGACATGAATCATTCAATATATGAAAAATTCCAGAAGGTTTTTTGATAAATAAATTTATAATTTCTGTGTTGTTTGGATAAGTCATAAAATCCCAAACAATTTCTTCATTTTTGTAGATTTCTTGTTCTTTTTTAAAAATAAAATAATTAAATTGTTGTTGTAACATTTCATTTGTAAAATTAATGCATAGTTGTTCAAAACTATTATTTTTAAATATTTCAAAACCAAAAATATCCAAAATTCCAATAGATGTTTTATTTGAACTTGAATCTAATTTGTTGTGTAAAATATTATTAATTTTATTAACAATCCAATTAAACAGATTAGAATATAATTGTTTTGAAATAGTATTAATTGTAT